CCACGGCATCTACCTGGAGGACCTCTACGTCCGCCCCGAGGCGCGCGGCCTCGGGACCGGCCGGGCGCTCCTCGCTGCCCTGGCCACCGTTGCCCACCGCTCCGACTACACCCGTATCGACTGGTCGACTCTTGCGTTTGGTAACCAGAGAGAGCTACCCTGGTGGCATGACCCAACAACTGCGAGCTGCGATTTACTGCCGGATCTCCAAGGCTAAGGGGACCAAGAAGACTCAGAGCGTCGAAGACCAGGAGCGAGACTGCCGAGACCTCTGCGAACTGAATGGTTGGCAGGTCGGTGATGTCTTCGTTGACAACGACATCAGTGCCGCCGATCCTGACAAGGCACGTCCGGCTTACAACGCCATGATGAAGGCTCTGGCCAAAGGTGGCTTCGATGCTGTGGTCGTGACGATGGCCGACCGTCTCCACCGTCAGCCCAACGAACTCGGCCAGTTCGTGGACGCCTACCTTGAAACCGGCATGACGAAAGTGGCGACGGTTCGAGAAGGTGACTTCGACATCGGCAACCCGAACGGACTGAAGAACTTCCGTGACGCAGGTAGCAGCGCAGAACGCGAGATCGGCATTCTGAAGATCAGGGTCAAGCGCCAGAAGCAGAGTTTGGCCGACAGGGGTGAGTATGCCGGTGGCCGTCGGCCCTATGGGTACCGAGTGGTCACCAAGAAGCAGGAAGTGGCCGGGTCGCCAGCAGGACTCTTCGTTGACGAGTCTGAGGCTGTCGTGATCCGTGAGTGCGCCACCCGTGTCATCGACGGCGAATCGCTTCTCAGCATCGTTCGGGATCTCAACGGCCGGGCGGTGCCGACGGTGCGCGGCAGCCAGTGGAACACCACCACCCTTCGGGACATGTTGCTCCGTCCGTCCATCACTGGTCTGCGTGTCCATGGTGGCGAGGTCATCGGTGAGGCTGCATGGGAGGCAATCATTGATCGTCCGACCTGGCAGCAGGTCACGGACATCTTGACCAACCCGGAGCGACTGACACCGCGGGCGTCGTGGGAATATCCGCTCAGGGGCGTTCTCAAGTGCTCAGTGTGCGGTCGCTATCTCAGCGCCATGCCACGCAAGGGTCACCGGGCGTACGGGTGCCTGAAGATGGCTGGTGGCCGGATGACAGGGGCGTGCGGGACGATCTTCGCCAAGGCTGACACGCTCGAAGACTTCGTCTTCAGCCAGGTTCTACCGCTGGCCGATGCACCTGACCTCCGCGACGCTCTCCGTGCGGCAGAGCAGGGCAGCTCTGACGAGATTGCCGAACTGTCCAGGGCCAACGCTGAAGATTCCGCCATGCTCAGCGAACTTGACACCGACTACTACACACTTCGGCGGATCAGCCGTGCGACCCACCTGAAGCAGTCTGGTGCGCTCCGTGAGCTGATCGAAGCCAGGTCCGCTCAGATTGCCACCATGCGGGGCCACAGCGTCCTAGATCGGCTTGGAGGCGATGTGGTGGCCAACTGGCCCACGATGACGGCTGACGAACGCAAGATGATTCTCCAGGCCATGGTGGTCGACATCAGGGTCAAGCCTGCCGTCAAGGGATGCACCAAGTTCGATCCTGACCGCGTCGACATCGTGTGGAAGCTGTCGGCTCAGGCCATGCGCGTGATTGGGGACGCGGTGCGTGAGATCGAAGCACAGATGGTGGACGGGATGTTGGCCTAGTCGCTCTGTGGCCCCCAGGGCAAGAACGCGGGCCAGTTTACCGCTCCCGGAGTCTCCAGCCAATCGGCTACGGCTCGTTTCAGGCGGGCGAGTTGCTGTGCGTCCTGATCTGCGGTCTCCCCACCATGGACGAAGTGGGCGGCTGCGTCCACCACTTCTCGCTCAACATTGTTCATGTACGTCAGGTATGTCATGCACCTACGGTAGCAGTCAGTTGTTCCCGAAGAAGTGATTCAGGATCAACATGCCAAGGAAGAGACAACTCGTTCCACCGACCAGCATGGCCATCTGCCAGTGCAACTCGGTCCACCAAGGTCTCTGGCTCATGTCGCGGTTCCCGTACTTGGCGACGGCGATGTGCCGATGTCGCCATTCTCGGACTCGGGTAGTGCAGCGTCAACAATCGTCTTGATACGGATGTAGTCGTGACCCACGTCCATGGTGTTGACGGCTTTGATCTCCCTCAGCGCCTTCAGGTAGTGGTCACGCTCGACGGTGATGTCCTCGGCGTGATGACGTGCGACTTCATTGGATATTGCGATCACCCGTGGGTCATCCCACAGCGCACGTTCCTCGTCCGTCAGTGGTTCACCCATTGTCGGCTCCTGACAGCGCGTCAGCAAGGCGCTCAATTGCAGCGGCAAGTCGGTTCGTGGCGTCCACGCCAGGGTCTGGTAGCCCGTAAATCGTGGTCCTGGTCGTCGGTGGTGGCAAGTAACCCGATGCCTGCTGACCACCATGTGCAGGGCAGAGCGAGTGTGGCCCTACGTGGTTGCATGATCCGTCGCAAGTGCAGCACATCAGCGTTGGTCCTCGTTCCTCATGTAGCTACGTTCGCGTAGGTTGCAGAGCAAGCGCATCGGCCAGAGGGCGCGCTTCCATCCCCAGGGTGAGCCGTTGACCATGCTGAACCCCGCACGGTGTCCGCACTCGTCTATCGAGTCAACGGCTCTCCAGTACCACGGTCGGCGGGTCATGCCGTCGACCACGCAGTGACCGGGCGGTTGTATATCGTCACCCGGCAGTTCTCGTTCAGGCTCGACTCCCACCACTGCACGTCCAGGACGACGCTGTGTGTCCACTCACAGCCCTCTTGGTGACAGAAGGTCTCCAGGTAGCGCTTGGCCAGTTCGACACGCTCCAGGGCGAATGCTTCGGAGCTGAAGGCACCGACGAAGGCACCAACCAGTTGATTGGAACTGATCTCTACGATCTGCACGTTCCTTGCACGCTGGTCAGCGAAGTCCCTCAACGGCTGAGCAACCAGGTGCTGCCACGCGTGGTTCGCAGGACCAAGGACGGGCTGAACCTTGGCGTGGATGGACGGAACAAAGGGGTTCACGATGGTGACGTGCTGGTGCGATCCGCCCGTGTGTGGCTTCTTCGGGGCGTTCTTCTTCAGGGACGCGTCATAGGCAGCGCTGGCTTCCTCAGCACTGTCGAAGTAGCCAAGGCTGCGGTTCTTGCCCCCTAGCATCCGTTGGGCTTGCCAGCGACCCTTGGTCTTGTCGAAGCGGACCCCGGTGTACCCGGTGGTGACTCGAACCATCACGGCTGCCTCAGGATCTCAACGTCCAGAACCTGACTAGCGACAAATGCAGAAGGCTGACCCCTCTTCGAGTAGCACTGAGCCTTCTGCTTGACCCTCACGCTCACCATCTGTCCCTCGGACAGTTCGGCCGGAAGGCCACTACGTCCGCTCTCGTAGAGCGTGATGCGCTCGATGGTGTACGGATCGACCCTGACGAGGAACGTCGAGTAGTGATCCTCCACGATCCCCTCGAACTTCCCGACGACGAACGTTCCCATCACTTTGGTCTGTTGCAGCACTGGCTCTCTCCTCTACTCGGTGTGCAGTAGCACCTTCGGTCCGGTACGGACATCGGGTGCAGCGGCACTTCACTTACATGTCTTCTTCTCAACCACTACTCGCGACTGCCTTGTACTTCCTCCTACACAGCACCCCCTACCCCACCAAGCGGTGAGTAAGGGGCAGCGGTGTCTCCATTTACCACTCGGAGCTTGGCCAGCAGGCGTTGATGCCTTCTGCCACCGGATCGGGGTTCCACACCGACCTCTCCTTGCAGGACCTCAGTTGGTTGCCCAACCAAGCAGCTCACACCCCGTGTTCAGCCCGGTCCTGATCAACCCGACTCTCGTCGGCGCTGGAGCGCTCAGCCACTGCCGTATCCGCATTCCACGGACTCTTGTGCACTCGTCCATCAGGTGATGTTGATGAGGTGGACCCGTCGGCTTCCTCGTCAGCTTGTTTCCTTCTCGGCGTCCTGGCTCTATACAGGACTAGCGCTGACTCTCTCGTTCTCCAGTTGGCCGGGACTCGGCGTCTGTACCTTCTACATCCCTATCGGAGATAATCCCCACCGAACTCCAGATTTCTTCTGACCGGGCGCGAAAGAACCCCCGGCCGAAGCCAGGGGTCCTCTGCTTGTGGTCTGGTGAGTCAGGCTACGGACAGCGTGTCCATGCAGGCCGGGCACACTGGCGGGCCGGACAGGTCAAGCCACTTCTGCGTGGTGCGCACGGTGTAGCCGCACTCGTCGCACTCGCACTTGATCATGCGGGTGGTCTGCGTCGGCTTGCGGCTGGTGCCACCACCGACCGAGAAGACCGGGTGCGGGTACGGGCCGATCTTGTCAACCACCTTGGCGATCTTCGCCACCAGCTCAGGTGAAGCCGTGGTGCAGGTCATCTTGCCGACCAAGCCAATCTCAGTGGCCAGCTTGCGGAAGCCTGCACCGTGCTTGGCGTCGGGGCGGGCTGCGTGCACCAGCTCGTGCACCAGGACCGCGGCCACTTCGGTGGAGGTCGTCAACTTCGGGTGCACGAAGATGTGCGGGGCGTGGTCGTCGCTGGCCAGTGCGTTCCAGCACTCCCCGATGGTGTTGGACCGGCACCCGTTGGACGGGAATCCCGTGCTCAGGTGCAGGGTCTCGGGCAGCTCTCCCAGGTACCAGGGGCGTACCGCCTGCGTGAACTTCTGAAGCCATTGCTCTCTCGTGCTGGTCTTGGTCATCTTGGTTGCCTCCCGTGTAGTGGTCATATCGCAAGACTACTCTTGCCTGTTGACACAAGTCAACCTGTTTACACGCATTCCTGGACCTTCTCCGGGCGCGAAAGATCCCCGGTCAACAAGTGGCCGGGGACCTTCGCTCAGGGTGTTGCAGTGGGGTTAGCTGACTGCGATGGTCACCGCGGGCGAGATACCTTCGCACGCACTCTGGTTCGTGGTGCCGGTCAGGTCCTTGAGCCAGATGGTGGAAGCAGCCGTGTTGACCGCTCCCGTAAGAGTCTGGCCGTTCCCGTAGCCCGTGAACAACGTAGGCGTCAGAGTGGACGGTGCCTGGCCCGGCAGGACTGACGTTTGCGTGTTCACGATGAACCACGCAGCCAGACAACCGACCACGGGAGCGTCAGCGTTAGCAGCGTTCAGGACGTTGCCACTTCCGTCTGTCGACACCGTCGCCACCACTGTTGAGACGTGCGTGGTTCCAGGCGTAGACACGTTCGCTGAGACGATCTGCTCATTTGTGGCAACGGGTGTCGTGCCGACCGTTGGTGTCAGGCCAGCAAGCGTGCCCGACATCTCGATGGTCGTACCTGCTGTCACCGTGAGCGTCACTGGTGCGGCCGTGCCGGTTGTCGGATTCGACGCAGGACCGGTACCGGTACCTTCACCGAAGAACACCGCCGCCGCGACACCTGCAAACAGCAACACGCCGATGACCGGGAGTACCACCGTCTTGCGCATCCAACGCCGATGAGTCTTCAAATTCTGGTCTGCCCTCATTGCTTCTTCTCTCTCTCCGATGACACGTTGCCAGCGGGTGAGACACCTGCTCGACCAGTGGGGGGCGCTGGGAGCAGGCATCTCACTCGCCGTCAGCGAGTTGGGGTCCTGTCTGAGACGTACTGCCGGGCCGTGAACGACATCGACGCTGTCGCGATGGCCATGGTGTCTGGCCTGAGACCGGGGGAATGCTGAACGACGCGGGCAATGCGGGCTGCCTTGTAGCGCGCGAAAGCTAGAAACACTTCCGACTCTCGTGCGTCAAGGACGAACGGCCCGATGCCAAACCGATCCGTCGTGATGGTCACGAGACCACCGCTACTCGTTGCCCGGACCGCACCATACGGTCCAGGCAAGCCGTTGTGCGTGATGGTCACGATGCCGCCAACCAAGGCAGGCACCATGAGCACGGCAGGGCGTGAAACTGGCCAGAGCCGTCACACAGAGGGCACTCGTGGAACCTCCGGTCAGGTGTGTCCCGGAAGTGCTCGCGGCGGTCGTTCGTGCGCCGGTCCTGAGCGACCAGGCGAGAGACCTCGTCCTGACGGAGCGGACGGTAGCTCTCGCACTCCTCGAACTGGTAGGGATTCGACCAGCCCGGTGCAGCGGTCTTCTCCACATTGAGTGCCAGTTGTCTGGCCATGAACTGTGGGTCATGTAGAACCATGACGCCCCCAATCTTCCGACCACCTTGGCCGATGAGGCAAGACTAGGCTTGCCTGGTGACACAAGTCAACCGATCTGTCCGGAGGTAGCCTGTGCGAATGCCATTCGAGAGCCGCCCCATCGACCCTCGTGCTTACCCTGCGCTAGAGCGCGCCGTGAAGGCCACGGCTGAGCTACGCAGTGGCGAAGCCAGGCACGCTCAGCTCATCCAAGACCGGGCGGAAGCCATCGGAGAGGCAAGAGGGCACGGATTGACTCTCGATGCCATAGCGACGCGCCTGGGCGTGTCTCGTGAGCGTGTGAGGCAGATGGCCAGCCCGAACGCGAAGAACCCCCGGCCGTAGCCAGGGGTCCTCGTGTCTCAGGTTTGCAGTGTTGCTACCGGCTCTTGAGCCACGCTTCTGCCGCAGCCCTACCTGCCTCTTCCGCACTACCCTGCCGATTCTTCAGCCACTCGGCACGAGCAGCCGCACCGTAAGCCTCTACGCTGTCGAACAGCGCAGGATTCGGAACGGTAATGACTGGCTTCGTGACGGTCGGAGTGGTGACCGTTCGCTTCGTGCCGCACTTGTTGGCTGCCTCTTGTGTCCGGTGATTGACCGAACACCCGGCATGGCGGTAGACAGGGCTGCGACGGCGTGGCTTCGTGTTGAGTTTGCGAGTGATGCTGTAGCCCGCGTTGCTAACCGGGTGCAGCGACCGGCGTGCTCTCTTGACACTCTTCGGAGTGGCGGCACGCTTCACTGACCGCACAGGATGAGCCACACGGCGCACCTTGCGGGGGACGAGTGCTCTGGTCAGGAACCCCATCAGGACGCCGGGGGCAGACCGAGGTCATGCCGCAGTGCCGAACTGTCAGCAGAAGCCGCAGCAAGGTCGGTATTCAGACCGGGGGTGTTCACTTCTAGGGCATCGGCTGACAACCGGTCAAGGTCGGCAACGAATGCCTTCGCGTCTGCCTGTGTATTCGCAGGGTAGGTCAGGACTTGCAACTGGTTAGCCGCAGTCTTGAAACACGCTGACAGTGCGGCATAGTTCGTCGTGCCGCTCTGTGCCGAATCGCAAGTGTTGAGCGTGGTCAAGATGCTCAGCACTTGCGGACCGACCGCCGTAGTCGTCGCAACCGGTGCGGGTGCCACGGTGGTGGTCGGTGCCGGTGCTCTAGCAGTCACTGGCGCTGACGCCTTCGCTGCTGGCTTGGTTGCCGTGCTCGAACCACAAGCACCCACCGCGAGTCCGGCGATTGCCACGACCGCCAGGCTCACGACTAGCTTCTGAATCTTGCGGGCACTCACGACGACACCGGTGCGGCAGGCAGACCGTTGTCACTGTTGGCGAATCTGCGCTCGTACACCCATGCGACGATGCCGACGATGGAAGCAACGAGCGTCAACCAAAGGCCCGCCCCGACACTTGCACCGACCGTGGTGCCAAACACCTGGGTGTGGGCGATAGTCGAGACATGGATGGTGTCATAGAGACTCGTGCCCAAAGCCACCAAGAGTGCGACCGGCACACCGACCTTGACCAAAATCTTGCTGACCATCTTCTCGACGTTAGTCCTGAGGTAGACCAACACGCCGACCAGTGCCACAGCGCCCGCAACCAAGGTGATGCGACCATCGCCTGAAGTCCCGTTCACGCTGAAGACCAGCACCGAAGCCCACGGCAAGAATGCACCGAGGATGATAGCGACGGCTGCTCCAAAGGCAGTCCAAACGGCTGCCTGGCTCACTACTGTTGCCTTCTGAATCCTGCGGGCACTCATGCTGCTGCCTCCGGGTACAGGTACTTTGTCCGACCTTCAGTGACGAGACCCGATGCCATGATTTCGGCAAAGCCACTGGCAGGACGCTCCGGGACTTCTTCGGTGGCTTGGATCTTCTTGACGAACCGCTCGGCGCGGTCCTGGTCCCACCCGTGCAGGTTGACCATGTACTCGACAAGGTTGTCGAAATCGACCTTCTTGCCCTTCTCTGCCTTGCGTCCGAACATCTTGGACTCTCTCTCCGTTAGCGGGACTTGTGTCCCACTGCAAGACTAGCCTTCCCTGGTGACACAAGTCAACCCGTTTACACGCAGGCCCTAGACGGCCCTGGAGAGCCGTGTGGGGCCGGGTTCGTGCCGAGTGATGGTTACTACGTGACCTTGGTGTTCAAGGACAAGGACGAGCGCCTGTGCCGACTGGTGCAGGCTGAAGCGCTCGGAGTAGGCGCTGTCCCATTCCACCAACCAGTACCGGTGCGCGGCGTACATGGCTAGACACTGGTCACTGTCTCGTAGTGGGCAGCTCCCCCGACCACCAGCTTGTTCAGTGTGGTGTCGAAGTAGAGAAACCCTTTGACGTACGCGGGTCGCGCAGCGGTGGTGTATTGGGGCGGACGCCAGTTGCGCTCAAGGTGAGCAATCCGCTTCTCCATGTCCTTGATCTTGGCGACCAGGAAGCTGGACGCTGGCAGGTTCAGTTGTCCCATGGTGACCTCATGTCGGTGGTGCTGAGATGGTGGCACTCGGAGGAAGGTTGAAGGTGAGCGTGACCGTGGAGACGCCTTCTTCGGTGATGGCGTAGTCCAGGCCGACGATGCGCCAGTCAGAATCGTTGCCGTCAGGGAATCGTTCGTCAGGCTCGATGATCCAACGCACGTCGTCACCGAGTGCGTATGCAGTCGGGTCCGGGTCGCTGAAGAGTGGCATGATCAGCGTCGGCACCGTGATCGGGTACGCCTGCATGGTCAGGTCTTCATCGACCACAGCGGCAAGCACATCTGCACTGAGGATGTTGGTGTACGAAACCACCTGCTCAAGTCTCGGCCAGCCTTCAGAGGTCGGCGTGATGGGACCGGGGACGTATTGGGTCAGCGCTATAGCAGAGCCAGAACCAGTGCCATGGATGGTGGAACCTTGCGAGGTTGCATCCTGAGGGTACGAGTAGTCGTGCGTTGCGGTGGTGACGATGGTGATGCTGTCGACGTTGGCGAGTCGACCCCGGCGCGGATACGCCATGTTGAGTTTCAGAGTCGGCACGCCACTGGTGCTGTAAGCAACGTCGATGGCATAGTCGAAACCGACTCCGTAGCCCATGGCCGTCAGGCTGGTGACGATGGAGTCGACCGTGGCGATAGACGAGAGCGGGTAGGTCTCCACCACCCAATCACCCGTGGGGCCAGTACCACCAGGCGTCGGAGATCCGTTGTTCTGGTTGATGGCGAGTGGGAATCCGGTGGTCGAACCGAACGCAGAATCCGGCAGACTTGTGACGGGGTCTGTGGTGGCCAAAGCATCGGAGATGACCTGAGCAGCAATCGCCATCGGGTCCCCACCCGCGGCCCACGTTGCGGTGTAGTCAGCAGCTTGGACCCTACTGGCGAAGTAGGACCAGAATTCCTTGCCTTGAATCGGCACCGCGTCAGCACTGGACCTCTGGAAGTTGACGGTCCAAATCAGGAACCCGGCAAGCAGGTGTCCCGCGTAGTCGATGAACAACGCGGTGCGACCGGGCTGAATGATCTGTCCAGGGAACAGCTTGCGAACCTTCGGGTCCAAGAAGTTCAGGGAAGCAGAGAAGGTGCCGGGCGTGTTCAGTCTCTGCGACCATGTGACGCCAGTGAACGGCAACTCTGCGAGCATGTCGCCAGTCATCACATCGAACAGCAGGTACGTGATCGGGTTGGTCGTCGGCGTCTTGATGGCCAACGGCAGTGGGCCAGGCGGTGGTGGTGGTGGAATGGCAGTGAGACCGTTGGCGATGCTCGTGAAAGAGACAATGCCGTAACCATTGCCCGTGCCAGGAACCAAGCCAGCAGCGGTCGCCACGAACACAGCAGAGGAAGAAGCAGACGGTGCCACGACTCCCGCTGCTGTAGCAGTCACCGTTGTTGCAGTGAACGAACCTGCGCCCGTAGCCCTGTTGGCCAGCAAGACGTTCTCACCAGCAAAGTAGGTCGGCAGTACGTCGTAGGCGTAGTCACTCTCATCAGTGACATAGATCAGGTTCGCGCCGAGAGCAACGCTCGCGAGCATCTGCGTCGTGGCGTTGGCCAGTGGGGTGGCCTGAACGATGTGGCAGATGAGAATGCCAGCGTTGGTGTAGCTAGGCGGTGGGTACAGCAGGAAGTTCGCGTAGATGTCCTCGAAGACACAGATGCCGTCGCAAACGGTTGGAGAAATGTAGCCGGGGTCCGGGGTCGTACCGGGGTTGAGAATCGTTTTGGAACCAGCGTGCGCAGCGTGCACGAAAGCAGTCAGGGTGGTGTAGTACGCCACCTTCGTGGACAGAGTGCTTCCCTCATCGAAGAAGATGCTGTGGATGCCGTAGAGGGTTGACCACTTCGTGACCATCGCCTCAACGGTGCCGGTCGCTGTGGCACCGTAGTTGGTGGGCACATAGCCAAGGACTGTCCAACCAGCAGCGATGGCAGCAGCGATTGCCGTGGTGTAGTCGGAGTCAACTACCGTGCCGGGTCCACTGTTGACGTTGGCGATGACGTAGCCGCGGCCACCAGAAGGTGAACCAAAAGACGCACCCCACATGCCAACCGTTGGGTACTGGTAAGCAGGGATGATGTACGTGGCGTCCAGAGGAATGCCCGCATCGTTGTAGCTCGTGATGGTCTGCGAACCACTGGCGGGCAGACTGAGCGCACCAACAGCCAACGCGGTGACGGTCGTGTCGCATTCAGCCAAACCGGAGACGGCGGGCGTGCCGACTGCCGACGCGGTGACGGCGACAGTGAGAGCACCCATCGACCGCCATGTGCCGACGGCAGTTGCGGTGACGCTGACTGTTCCGGGAGCGGTGGCTAGGTCAGGGTTCGGAGCATCGAGCAGGACGTTCTCGTTGGTGAAGTAGCCCGGCAACACGTCGTAGTTGCCATCAGACTCATCGGTGACGTACTGAAGTGTTGCCCCGAGTGCTGCGCTGGCTGCGATCTGACTCACTGCGTTGATGATCGGCACATTCTGAACAATGTGGCCGATCATCACAGGCGAGCCGGTGTAGTTCGGAGGTGGCGTCGACTGGAACGTCGCGTAGGTGTCCTCGAAGACGATGAGTCCGTCACAGACTGCCGTGGCGAAGTAGCCAGAGTTCGGAACCGTGCCAGTGTTCAGGATCGACAGCGAACCACCATGTGCAGCGTGCACGAAAGCAGTCAGCGTCGTGTAGTACGCGACCTCAGTGGACAGCGCGCTCGCGCGGTCGAAGAAGATGTCGTGGACACCGTAGAGAGTCGACCATCGAGTGATGTTGGTTTCGACGGTGGCAGATGCTATGCCGCCGACGTTCGTGTCGACGTAACCAAGCACTCGCCAACCAGCAGACCGTGCATTAGCGATGGCAGTCGTGTAGTCGGAGTCGACCGTTGTGCCGGGACCAGAAGCCGGGTTGGCGATGACGTAACCGGGGTATCCGTTCGGAGCGTCGGCATAGAGCGTCGGCCACAGTCCGACAGTCGGGTACTGGTAGGCCGGGATGATGAAGGTGGCAGCCACCGGCACGCCAGCACTGTTGCGGGTCGTGATGGTCTGCAAACCTGTGCCTGCAAAGGTAGTCACGCTGACCTACGGATCAGGTCTTGACGAAGACGGCGACACCCATGGACGGCTGAAGGTTGTTGTGGCCCCAGCCCGCAACAGATACACCGTCATCGGTAGTACCAGAGATCCCAACAGTGAAACCGTGATTATGGTCTGTGTTGTTCGGCCCCATGTTGCCCGACTCTGACCAACCCCACGTCCCCGTGAAGGCAGGCAGTTTCCAACCGCTGCCAGGCGAATCGAGCAGGACGTTCCAGCCAGGGGAGTGGATGTGTGTTGCAGACTCTCCACCAGTCGTGCCAGCACCGGAACCAGAGACATTGTGATAATGCGGAGCCAGTTCGGCTTGGCTCAGTGTGTGCACAGCCTCACCTAGCACACCATTGCCATACACCCCACCGATGGTGAAGGACGGTGCTTGGTTAGAGCCGACAGAACCGACACCGACACCGACCACACCTCGCCTATCAGGAACGTTGAACGTGGTCGATCCGTCACCGGGACCGTAAGTGGTGCTGATGGCAGCGAACAGAGCCGCATAGGTTGTGCGGCTGTAGGCCGTGCCGTCGCAGTAGAGCCAACCGGCCTGCGATGCCATGGACGCAGATTCCTTGTAGTCACCAGGTCTCCACTGACCTGAGCTGATGATCTCTCGGTTGTCGCCTGAGGTGTAGGAAGCCGACGAACTTGCCGATGCCGGGATGAGCCAGGTGCTCAAGAGCAGACTGTTGTGCGGAGTGGCGGGCACGAGCGGAGTGGCGGCGGGCGTTCCGTAAGTGACAAGCAGTCCCCACTGGTCAGAGCCACCAGGCAGCGTCGGATTGCCAGCCGGGTAGGTGGTGTCGTTGACCGTTGCCGTGATGAGGACGTACATCGGCTCTGAGCCGTTCGGGGTGATGGGCAGATTGACAGTCGCATCATTGAATGCGAAGTACAGGCCCTGATATGGCCCCTGTGTGCCAGGAATCCACGCCTGTCCTTCGGCCACGTTGATGGAGTTGCCGGTGCCAGCAGAGCAAGCCAAGTCACCTGCGTTGACGACGCCACCAAGCGCGCCCGTCAGTCCACCGATCCCCGGTGGCAGCAGTGAACCAAGCGCGAGTCGGAAGAGTTGCGCGGAGTGGTACTGATCTTCAATTGCGAAGGGTGGATTCTCAGCAGTCATGTTTGTGGTTCCTTTTGGCTAGGTCAGCGACACGAATGCCGGTGCATACGCAATCGAGCACGTAGGTGCGGGAGATGGCAGGGACGGGTCTTGAGATGAGAAGTCGATGAAGGACAATCCCGGTGGCAGGTCGAACCACTGCGAACCGGACACGAGCCACCCACGTCGGCTAGAAGCGACCGCTGAACCGCTCGCAGTGAACATCACTTCGTGGCTGTCGGTGTCGATGGTTAGGGTGTCGCCTGCATTGAGTGTGTACCCGGCACCTTGAAGGGGGTTGTAGAACGTGAGCGATTCACCCGTGGTGGCGTTCGTGACAGTCGGAGTTGTCACGGGACCGGTGATGGTGATGACGGGCAGGCAGTTGATGTTGCCTGAGTTGGTGACTTGCATGGAGCCGTATGGCGATGCAGCACCGAATGTCACATTGAAGGTGACCGGGAACGTCAGTCCACCGGAGAACGCCGGTAGTGCCACTGAGCTGACCGCGGAAGGTCCATAGATGCGCGGGTCGGTAGCGTGTAAACCGACTATGACGCTCTTGGCGAAGCTGCCCGTCGTCCATGCCAGATCAATGGGAATCGCGCGCTTGCGCACACGACACATCGACACGAGCTGCGGAAGGTCAGGCAGCTTCACCCACAACGGTGTTTCAGTTTGCCCGTCTGGCGGTGGCACCGTTGCAGCGGCCATCTTCGTCAATGCGCTCTGCAATGAGACCCCATCCGACGCCGAGTCCAGCGTCAGTGTGATGTCTCGCCCACCTAGCAGGTCGAGTCCGGCAAATTCCCCGACTGTTCTCGGACGCGCGATGTCACCGGTACGAACCGTGGGCAGGTCCAGACCTTCGATGCCGAGAATGGCGTAAGCGGTTCCAGCGCCCATCTTCAATCCGTTGTAGGAGATTTGGAAGTCTGCGAGAACTGGCGGGGTGATGGATGGTGACGGGAAACTCATGGGGTGCCTTTCATCAGACAGCCGCCACGCGGAGTGCCCAGCCAACCTCAGCGGCGATCTGATAGGGGTCTGCCTGGCTCGCGACGTTGACCTCAACGTTGTTCGTGGTCGACTCCCCACCCATCGCGCCACCTAGCTGGTTGTTCGGAGTTATGGTGCCTGAGGTTGAAGGGGTGAACAGTTCCATTCCCTTTTCACCGACCCATGCCGTTTGACCAGCAGCCAACGGACCACCCGTAGCCAAGTGTGGAATTTCAGGGATTAGTTTGGAAGGAGCGTGCCAGCCGAGAAATGAAATGCTCGCAACGGTACTGTCAATCGGGTCGATGATGCCGGAGTTGATGGCGCTAATGATGCCGTTGACAATGGTCGTGCCTATGCCACTGAATACGCCGCCTACGGCACTGGCTGCACCAGAGATGGCACTCCCGATGTCACCTGGCAGCTTCCCGAATCCCGACACGATGGGGTCGTAGACGTTCGTCTTGATCCACGTCCATGCACCAGAGAGTCCACCGAACACAGTGCCGACGATGTCGCCTAGACCGGCTAATAGTTTGCCGGGAATACCGGTGAAGTAGCTAACCAGCGGAGTCGTGACGTTCGTCTCAATCCATTGCTGAGAGGTAGTAAGTGCGTGCCAGATGGTGGTCACGATGTCGCCCAGACCAGTGACAAATCGAGCGGGAATTCCAGTCACGTAGGTAATCAGTGGGGCGATGACATTCGAGTCGATCCATTGAACGGAGTTCTTCAGTGCGCCCCAAATGGTGCCGACGATGTCACCGAGGCCAGTCACGATCTCGCCCGGCAGAGCGGTGAAGAAGCCGACCACATCAGAGATCAGCTTGGACACGTCGGAGCGGATCGTGTTCCAGTGCTTGACGATCTCAAGCACGAGCAGACCGAGTGGACCGGTCACCACTGTGACGATGATCGGGATGATTGTGGACAGGTGATCCTTGACCCAATCCCAGCAGTCCTTGACCGCGCCCTTGATGTCCCTCCAAACGTCGTCAAGCAGCTTCTTGCAGAGCTGCCAGTGCGTCACAACCAACATGGCGACGATGAGCACCAGGCCGATGGGACCAAGCATGGCGGACATGCCCTCTCCACCGGCCGTGCCTGCTTCTTCCATCGTGGTGCCAGTCTCTGTGGCAGCAGTGCCCATGCCCTCGAAGGACAGTTGCGTCTCTTCACCAGCAGCGGTGGATTCTTCGGCCTGCACTGTTTGCGCCCGGCCTAGTCCTGCGATCTTTCCCACCAGGTCACCGATGGCCTTGCCAGCCTTGCCGACGCTACTGATGGCGTCTCCGGTCGCCTTGACGAATTTGGTGCCCATACCGATGATGTAGACCGCGATGGCTGTTGCCAAGATTCCGCCGATGACAGCACCGAGTGCTTCAGCGATGACTTTGTGTTTCGTCAGCCACGTCACGATGTCAGTGACCACTTTGATGGCCTTGGTGATCATCGGAATCAGAACTTCGCCAAACTTAATTCCCAAATTGGTTACGGATGCCTTGGCAATGTCGAGCTGACCACCGAGTGTTTCGCCGTAAGCCTTGGCAGCACCATGCACCTTCTGGTCAATGGCGTCGAGAGTGGAACCGCCTGCCTTCTGGTCCTTGGTCAATTGCTGCTGCGAAGCGTCGACCTTCAAGTGAGCAGCCCGAAGCGCGTCCTGCGCCTTTGCTCCGGTCAGCGTCCCGCTGTTGACCTGGTCCTGAGTGCTGAGCAGACCAAGGTTGGCGGTGGCCAGATTCTTCTGGTCGGTAGCCAGTGTCTTGGCCTTGTCCGAACCAACGTCGATGTTGATGCCGAGAGACTTGAGACCCTTTGCGTTTCCCTGGTACGCCTTGGTCACCAGGTTGGCAGCATCGGTGAGCGAGATGTTCTTGGCTCGCGCAACGTCCATTTCCGTGTTCAATAGCTTGGTCTGCGTTGCCTGGTCCTTGGTGACTCGCACGTTGACGGTCGCAGCACTAGTGACTGCGGTCTGGTTGAAACCGTTGGCCTGTCCAGCCGCGGTGTTCCGGTTCAACTCTCCCGTGTATGTCTTGGCGGATTCACCATTGTTCTTGGCAGCTACGTCGTACTGCGCAGCGGCCTTGTTCTGGTCCTCTGCCAGCTTCGTAGACTCAGCGCCAACAGCAGCTAGACCCGCGACACCAGCGATGGTGGCGACCTTTCCTAGCTGAGTGAACTTGGCAGTGAGACCCGCGACGCCACCTCCAGCCTTGTCCATTTCGGTGCCGATTTTCGAGACAGAACCAGAGAATGGGATGCCGAAGCTGCCCATCTTCTGGCCCAGCTTGTCGAAGAAGCCACCGATCTTGGAGGTGGAGGAATCCATTGCTGCTTGACTCTTCTTGGCAGCCGCGTCAGCAGCAACACCCGTCTCCTCGAATGCCTTGACGGCACCCGTGGACGATCCGCTGATAATTGCGCGCAGGGTGACATCAGAACTCATGGATTCGCTTCCTCAGAGAGACAAAATGCCACCGACCATCGGCAGCATCTTCCTTGCGGAACACACCCATGGTTGGTGGCGATATGGAGTTGTGGGGCTATCTATGCCCGAAACCGGCTGCGGGGCACACGGGCAATCCTGTGCGGAGTGGTGGGACTACGACTCCGTGTCCACGACTACCTCACCGACGGCTTTATCCATCACGTCAATGATGGCTTGCTGAGCTGCTTCACGACCGACAGCGAGAGCGGGCAGCAGGAAGGGGTGAGCCTGGTGGTCGTACCAGTGCGACCGGTCTCCGAACAGCGGAGCACGAAACTTGCCCGGCGCGCCACCATGCTCGAACGGCTCAGCATTGGGGGCCTTCTTGCCACCGGCCACAACGGACACGGTGAAGGACGAAACACGGACCTTCACGGAAGCAGGGATCTTCTTCGAGTACGGAGCGACGTTGGCTCGTGCGATGGTGGCGACTTCCTCACCAGCACCACGCAGACCAATTTTGACCTCTTTGCCGATCATGGGTGCTTGCTTGCGCAGTGCCTTAGCGAACTTCTGGAAGTCGCGGCAGTCGAGTCCGCCAGTACCAGTCAGGGTGACAGTGTTGGCCATTACGATCCCTGTCTATTGATCGACTCGACGTTGGCAACCAGGACGGCCGTGTCACGGAAAGACAACCGGCCAAACTGCTCAGGTGTGACGCTGAAGTGGTATGCGAACGATGCCAGGTAGGTCAGGCGTCGGTGATGGAGAGATCCGGGGGTGTTCCAGAGACCTCCGGGTCTTTTGGGTCCACTGTCGCCGTGCCTCCACCGGACACCACGTCGTTATGGACACCAGGCGCGTCGTCCTCAACTTCGTCATCAACGAAGCCAAGTTCACCCATCTTGAAGTGGATGTCACCGACGCGGAGTCCAGGTTCGGTGCGTGACCTGAGCAACCACACCAGCGATGTCATCGCCTGCATGGAACCTTCAGTCAGCATCGTGTTCCAACGGTCGAAGGTGCATCCCATCTGCTTCTCGATGGCCATGCCTTCGTCGTTGGTGATGTCAGCAGCATCGAACGCGTGCTCGACACCCTGAATGGAAATCTTCGCCATGAATCTCTCTCCTAGTTGGTGGGGTCAGACTGCGACTTCGTTGGACACGTAGGCCAACTGAATGGCCGGGTCGCCAGCAGGGTCGACAAGTCCCGAGAATGGAACCTTGACGCTGATGACGCCGGGGCCGGAAGCAGCGGGCGTGTCGCCCTCGAACTTGATTGCCGGGATGGTGACGTACAGCCCGGCGTTGGTCAGAGAGCCGGTGCCACCGACTGTCGGTGAGGTCAGCGCAATCTGAATGGCCGTGGATGTGTCAGCAGCGAATGCCGTGTAGAAGTCGGCCAGGTTGGCGAACTCGATCTCAACGTCTCCGCTGATGTCAGAGAAGCCGTTGGTCAACTGCTCAGCCTTGACCTGAGACCCGAGAGTGAACCGGTCGGTCGCAAGGACGTTCGTGCCCTTGATGCTGATGCTCTTGATGAGACCGGTCGGTGCAGCGCCACCAGCAACAGACACGATGCTCGATGCCACGGAGACAGTGCCACCAGTAAGCAGCGAGCCAGAACCCCAATTGAGCAGGTTCGGGGCAGACGCACCAGAGAGGTACGTGGCCGACGTGTACGCAGGCGAGCCAGTGGCTTCGGCCCATGCGTCGACAGTGAGGGACAGAGTGGCGATGCCACCCACGGCACATGCAATCGTCCAGTCGATCAGCTTCACCCCGTTGTAGCTGAACGCTTGGATGCCCTGGCCCGAAGTGAACGGGATGCCCTTCTGAAGCGAGAGCGACTGTGCTTCGAGGAAGCCGGGGACGTGGCTCTGCGTGTACAGCGAGCCGTTGGCGATGGGAACAGCGACCGAACCGATGCAGTGAGCCAGGATCAGACCAAACTGCTTGTCGGCCAACTCGTACTCGATGGAACCGGTGACGGCCTTCGACACGAGGACACGACGGTCAGCCTGCTTGAAGCGTGAACCTTGCAGGGCTTCGCTCTGCGCGGTGACCTTCTTGAGCACTAGCGGCGCGCTCTTGTGCGGCATCCACCGTGCGGGAGTGACGAAGGTGCCGACTGTTGCTTCAGCGGCCAAGCCGAGGGTTTCGCCTAGACCGGACGGGATGTAGGACTGAGTCATTGGGCGACTTCCTGATCTGCGTCGACTTCGACGGGTGCGGGTGCGGGCAATGCAATGGGTGCGACGTATGCGCCGACCTCTTGCAAGACCGGGTGGTTCTCGTAGTGATCACGAATCTCTTCAGGGATCTCAACAACGGCATCCGGCTCTACGACCTTGCCGGTGATGTAGTCCACGACCGTCTCCGGTCCAACGTTGCGGTACTGAGCCATGTTGCTGGTCTCCTAAGAGTTAGACGGTGACTCGCGCGGCGCACGAGAAGGCGAAGGTGACTGTGTGCAGCGCGCCACCGATTTCAGTGATTTCGTTGACCCCGTTGGCAGAGGCAGGCACGACCCACTCAACGATGTTGCCAAGTCGCTTGCCGTCCGCGATGACGGGAGTCATCACGTAGGACTGGTATGCCGCCCATGCGTCGTCGCGGGCCTGCTGAAAGTCCGTATCACCACGGAAGACACGAACACACCCCGAGAGGTTGTACGTCTCTTGGAAGGCGAACCATGGCAGCGACTCGATGTCGAAACGGTGGTTCTCGATCTCCGTGAGTTCGATGAAGGTGCCAGGAACGTACTTGCGGAGTTCGGCATCCACGACAGTGATGTCTGCCAAGGTGGCAGCGGCCTTGAACAAGTTGAGCAGGTAGTCGAACGCGGCGGGCGCGGTAGCGGTGACGTTGGCCATCAGCCGATGACGAGGCGTCGGTAGGGCGCTATCCACGACTGAATTCGATAGGGCACCCCGGCCCATAGAGCGGAACCAGTGTCGTCGCTGCTGTATATGTCGTTCTTGTTGATTGCAGCGGCCTGCTGCGTGTTCACCCAAATGTATTTGATGAGGTCGACCGTGGCCATCCACAGCACGGGCGGGATCGGGTTGTACCCGGCGATGTACGTGACTTCGACGTTGCGACGGCCAGGGAAGAACGGACGGGACCAGGAGTAGCCAGCGAACACGCGGCCAAGTTCTCCGGTGAGGTAGTTGACCTGCACACCATCGACGGGATTCTCGGGCGTGGACTCGGGCAGCTCGATGAAGCCGCCAGTGCTCTGGTACTCGGCACACGACACCAGCTCGATGATCGGGTACTGATTCAGAAGGATCTGTGAGCCGGACCAGCCGTCGTGACGCTCTGTGTAAACGGTCGGCGCGACAGGTCGGTTGATCTCATTGCTGATCCACTCGCACGCCATGTCAATGACGCGTTGCAGCATCGGGTCCTGAGCGGTTGAGGCATTGGCCGGGAATTGCAGCCACGCCTTGACCTCGTCAATGTCGAGGTAGGTGACCCATGACTGAGATGAGGCAATCGTGGGGGTCGTCATCCGATGCCCCTTGCAGTGTTGGGAAGCAGCGTCGAGATGTCGACGGTGCCATCGACGGCAGCGTGAGGGATGACGATGCAGTAGTCACGCTCAGGCGCGCCCTTGATTTTCTCGGTCACGGTGTACAGCGAGTCGACCGCGGTGTCATCGTTGGCCACTAGCACCTGAGAGAAGTGGCCTGTGTCGTCCAACACCACTTCTGTCGGCAAGGCGTTGAAGATGACGCCAGCATTCGTGATCGGCACACTCAGCTCGAAAGTGAGGGAGCCAGCGGAAGCAGTTCCGTCCACTTCGTTGTAGGTCCCGGTCAGGGTGACCAGAGTGGCGGTCATGTCAAGCCGCGCTGTGGACAGTTACTCCCACAGAACCACCAGTGACGGTGGTTGTGATGACCGCCTGTACGAAGCGGGCAGCGGCAGTGACCGTGGTGGTGGTGACGCCTGCGGCAGTGAGTGTTGCCATGGCAGTCTTGAACCAGTTGACGCCATCCTGCGAGATTTCGAGAGTGACAACGCCACCGGTCGTACTGGCTGCGGCGGTGCACACGGCGGTGTGAACCGAACGAGGCTCACCGTTGTCTAGGACGACGGGAACGGTCGACGTTGCAGTAGAACCGGCTGGAATGCTTGCGACTGCGGCGATTCCCATAGGTCAGGTCCGTTCAGAGTGAGGGTGGGTGTTGACGGCTCTCTCAGCGAACGCATCAGGTGTGCGCGCGAGTGGCCGTTCATTGCGATGGATGCGACCACAGGACTGGCAGACTTCACCAGCAGGTCGGGGTGTGTTGGCCATGAGACCTCCACTGTGTGTCCGGTGCAGGACAGGTGCCGCGTTGGGAGAGAGCAACGCGACACCTGCCCTGGACGGGGTCTTCTACGAAGTGAAGACCGGGGTCACAAGACCCGTACCGGAGATGACACCCGTGGACTTCGGGTACCGATTGGCGGTGAACGCTGCGTACTCGTAAAGCTGCACGAGCACGGTGAGCTGGTTCCCCAGCGTCTGAGGCAGCGCACGGCTGATGACCGGGGACTCATACAGGATGCTGTCGTCTGCCTTGTAGACAAGGACGATGTCCTGGTTGGTTCCCACGCCAAGGCCCTGCGGGATGTTGAAGTCCTGAAGGGCGGTGAGACCCTGGACCCTTCCACCCGTGACACCCTCAGCCACTGCGGTGTCAGGCGACACCTGCGGGACGTTCCAGGGGCCATTGGACTGCGGCGAGAACAACGGACGGCCGTTGTCGTCCAACATGGACTCCAACCACTCCCAGCGAGCCGGGGTCATGGCCAGGTGGGTTGCGGGCAGGAAGCGAGCCGACGCGATCTGAGCCTTGGCGTTGGCGATCATGTTCCAGAAGCCGGGATACGCCGGGCTTGAGGTGGTCCACGTCACGGCAACGATGGAGCTGGTCTGCGTCAGTCCGAGGATGTCGCCAGAACCGGCACCTGCGATCACCTTCGCGTCGACCTTCTGTCCAAGGGCGAGCAGGAGGTCCTTGCTCGTCACTGACGAGAAGTCGATGGGCGCACGCTCGATGAGCTGCAACGACACCGACTGCCCACCAGCAATGGTGACAACCGGGAAGGTGTCGTATGCAGTGGCGAGAGCGGTGTCACTGATGGCCACGTTCTGCGCTGTCGGGTTGCTACCCGTACCCTGGGTGTCAACGGTTGTTCCGCTGGTCACCTTTGGCAGATTGATCTGAAGCGTGCCCGGAGGCAGCTCGGCCTGCGTGACAGAGTCAGCCACGACCCGACCGGCACGCGCGAAGGGCACGTACTCGGCAACCTCGAATGCAGGGGGAACGAATTCCCCACCAGCACCAGCAGCGGTGGACAGGTCACCGGTACGGGCCTGATACTCGCCCATCCCGGAAGCGCCCATGCCAGCACGCACCTGGGAGATGAGGTAGGAGTCCAGGGGCGTACCCGAACCAGCGACGATGCGGCTACGAGCCGACTCGGCATCGACGGCGATCTCGCCAGCATGTCGGGCCAGACGCTCAGCAGCGCCACGGTTGCCGAATGCGTTCAGCGCCATGTCCTTCAGGTAGCTGACTTCGCCACCCTTGCGGTAGGTGCGCTCAGACGAGCGGACACCGACGTTGCCACCGGCATCGTTGGCCGACTGGTCACCAGTGCCATTGGCAACTCGTGCAGCAGCGGCAGTGCGAACCTGCTCGGCATCCTCGTCAGCCTTGGCGCTGATCGCGCGGGCATTCAGGGTTCCGGCCTGCCGGGCGAACTCATCACGAGTCGACACCTCTTCGACAGTCAGTTCGCGGGCTTCGGTCTCAGCCAGCGTGGCCAAGGCAGAGATGTGGGCAAGAACAGCAGTGCGCTGCTCCAGGATTTCGGTTGAGGTCAGCATGATTCCCTTTCAAGGAAATAGTGGGGGTGCCTTGCGGCGATTCTTTTGCTGCTGCCTCAAGTGGTGCATCCGGGTATCTCGGCTCGTTGAACGAGTGAGTGCATCCGGGTTCCGGCTTGCTGCCTGTTTCAAGTTCTCTACTACCAGCTTACCGCCGCGCCAGCAGCGCCAACAGAGCTAGAACGCGCGCTCCAACTCGTGCAGCAGGGCGCGAGTTTCGATGGCAGAGATGGGTGTGTACTTGCGCTGCTCGGCAACGGGAGTCTGCGAGCGAGGGCCAGCACCGTCATTGTCGAGAGCACCAGCAGCACTCGAACCACCGTTGGCGAGTCCTTCGCTCGAACCCTTGACACTGCCATCGGATGACGATGATGTAGCCGCGTCGTCGTTGTCGTCATCACCAGCAGCGTTCGAGTCGAGAGCCGAGTTGATAGCGCCCTTGGCGGCATCGTGCGCAGAGTCGGCAGAACCAAGCGCGTCGAGCGCGTTCTGCAACAGTTCGGCGTTGGCAGCAGAGATGGACTTGCCGGTGCGCAGTTCGGTCATAATCCCCGAGACTTCGAGAAGGCGCGCCCTGCCTTCTGTGCCTAGTGCGACCTGTAGGTCTGCACGCAGCGAGGCGGTCGTACCGGGGTTGGCCGGATACGTGACCACGCTCGCGTCGAACAACCGGGCTTCGTTGACATCCCTCTTGCAGTAGTCGGGAGACCACGAGTCCTTGACCGCTGCGAAGCTGAATGACATCTGCGACAGGTCTCCACGTTCGAGAGCGATGCAGATGTCCGAAGTCACCGACTGACGACGGTCTAGGTCAGCATCGACCTTCAAGCCAGTGCGGTCCTCTGTCAGCGTCATGGTGCCACCGGCAGTTGACGCGATGGGCAGTCCGCCATGGTTGAACAGCAGCGGAACGTTGCTGCCCTCACGAAGCGTCTTGGTGAACGCACCAGAACGGATCGTCTCGGCGTAAGACCCCATGAAGTCCTGTACGTCGTAGGGCTGGTCTGTGGTGCTCGCATAGCCACTGAAGTGTGACGTGGTGCCATCGTCCGAGGTTCGGATCTGCACGTCACTCAGGTTGAATGAACGGGTCTCCACGGTCGTCAGCGGAATCTTGCGGCGCGAGGTGCCAGCGACGTGAGCAGACTTGCTCTCAACCGGGATCTTGCCGGTGGCATTGCAGTCGGGGCAGTCGCGGTTGCCTTCAAGGATCGTGCCCTTACCGTCACAGGTAGGGCAGTCCTTCGTTGTCGGGGCGGCAGAGTCGGTCATGTCAGGGTCCTTCCGCTGTTGCGGGTTCGGCTGGTGCGGTTGAGGGCACACCAGCGATTGCGCTAGGTGCCCAATCGGGGGTGGTGTTGCTGTTGAGAGGAGCGAACAACGAGTTGGCAGCAGGCTCGGCACTCGGTGGCAGGTTGACGATGTGGCGCAACTCGTTCGGCGTGGCGATGGACGCATTACGCATCGAGGTCAGCAACATCGCGAGCATCTGCGAGTTCGTCTTGTAGATGTCGTTCAGGTCGCGGCGCACCACATAGCCCGGTGGCAGCAGCTTGGTATCAGCGATGTCGAGCCGCTTGACGTACCCCTTGAGTCCCGCGAGCACCCACGAGATGAGCAGTTCTTCAACACCCTTGATCTCAGTGGTTCCGCGCTCAGCAACGTCGCCCAGCAGCACAATTGGCACTCCGTAGAAGCCGCTGATCTCTGCCTTCGAGAATGCGCGCGATTCAAGAAGCTGCGCGGTGTCGGGGTTGATGCTGATGTTCTCCCACTTCGCCCCACCGTCGATCACAATCGGAATGTGACTGTTGGCCAGTCCACCGTGGTTGTTCTGCAACTCGCTCTGCAACCGTGTGGCATCAGCCGGAAGCAGTGGCTTGGTAACCGACAGGATGCCGCCAGGATTCAGGCCCTGCGCGAAGTAGCGCGATGCGTACTCTTCAGCAGCGATGTTCGAGCCGAAGCCGCTGGCACCGATCTCGATGGGGTTCAGGCCGACCAACGAACCGGCGAGACTGACCCACGGTACGTGGATGATGTCCTTAGGGTTCAGCGGCTTTCCGGTAGCACCGATCTGATATGTCTTCACGCCCTGGACGCGAGAGACTTTCATCAGCGCGGGGTTCAGGTTCTCAATCAGCGTCGGGTTGCCCTGCGAGTCGCGGTCGATGACTTGCTTGTAAATGTTGCCCCCGAGTCCGAGTGAGGCAACCAGCTTGAAGGTGCCGGTGAACAGGTCGTCGTCCGCGTATGGATCGGTGATGATGAGAGGAGCATCGACTTCGAGGTCGTTCACGCCAACACCGGTCTTGCGGAAGACGTGCGGCTCCAGGTCGGCAACGATGTCGCCAATGATCCTGATGCAACTGAAGACCGACATCAGGCCGATGACAGTCCGCTCAGTGACAGCTACACCAGCAGTGGAATACCCCATTGCCGACGGCGGCGGAATGACGGACGGGTCGCCCATACCTCCCCACCAACCGGTGCCGGTGTTCATCCCTCGTTGCTGAGTTAGCGACCTGCGGATCGTCATTCGAGACCTGCTTCGATTTTGCGGGCTTCTAGGTCAGCCACCGACTGGCGGATTTCCTGTTGCACCTTGCGTGCGTTCTTGCGTGCCTTGCGTGCCAACTTGTTCGTTCGAGTCGGCAGCGGCACGGACCAGACTTTGCCTGCCCATGAGAATTCTGCGAGACAGACTGCGACGAACGCACCGGTCAGCAGTGCGGGCGCTAATCCCACGAGCAGGAAGATTCCTGCGATGAGCAAGCCACCCGCGATCAGCTCCATGATGCTGTCGGCTGCGATTCTCAACTTCATTGCTGTTCTCTCCCTGCCATTGCCATTTGTTGTGACAGCCAGCCAACGACTGGCTTCTCAGCAGATGTCTGCGGTCGTCCGTAGACGTGTGCGAAGTCGGCGTCTGCTACTTGCTCGGCCTGCTCTGCCTGCTCTGCTTGTGCGTCGATGAAGTCCGACGGGAAGTAGACATGCGAGAATTCTTCGGGTTCGGACATGAGTGCACCTGCTCTAGCAAGTCCAAGCAGGGCTGCCACAGCAAGGTCGATCTTGTTCGCGCTGCCCTTCTTGTCCTTCATCAGACGCTTGCCGCGGGCGTCGTCCCGATAGATGGCATTGAGGACATGGCGGCGAAGTCGTGGGTCGGCGTCCTGAGTCATGCCGCCCGTTGCGATGAGGTCGTTGAAGCGACTGGTGCCGGGTGTCATCCTGTCGGCAGTCTGCGGAAAGCGTGAGACCACGCACCCTTCGTCTTCCATCTGTTGCAGCGGCAGTGACCAGCGGTAGGGGTCGGCTGTGAGTTCTGCGACGGTGTACTTGACGCGGGCCTGACGAATCGTCTCCATGACATCCAAGATGTCGACTTCCCAATCGACCGGGCTGGCAGGCGTTCGTTCCCACGCGCCGACCACGAAGACGTGTGGCTTCTCTTCGACGGTGATGCCAATGACCGCGGTGCTGTCGTTGTTGTACGAGCCGTCCAGCGCCAACACGATGCGTGCGCCATCTTCGGGATTCCTGCTCGGGTCAGCCAGTGCGTCCCAGGCGTTCGGCGTGGTGAACTTGTCTTCCGTCGTCCACGGCTGGTTGAGCCAATAGCGGCGGTTGTCCGACTCCCGATTCTGTGGGTCACGGAACATGGCGACTAGTCCGTCAATGTCCATCCAACTCGCAGCAGGCCCGTAGACCTCACAGAGCGCCTTGCGCAGAGCCACGTCGTCGGTGATGTCCGTGTCCAGCGGGGCCTGCTTGTGGTCGAACAGAACCGACTCGATCTTGTGGGCCGTCTTGTAGGTCTCTTCCGCCACGCTGTCTTCACCAGGTGCGAACATGGTGGACGTTTCGAGGCTCCAGCCGTCAGCAGCGGCACGCTTCAGCAGGTTTCGTGTGACCGTGGCGTGCAGCTTCTTGTGTTGCGGAAGCACGAGCAGGTGGCTCTCATCGAATACGTCGAAAGTGTCCTTGCCGCCTTCTTTCGAGGAAGCAGCCGAGGTCTGCGCTACAAGTTCGCCACCATCAGTCGTGAAGGTTCGGGTGAGTCCTACGTCGACTTCGTACTCATCGAAGACGGTTCCATTGCGGAGCATGTATGCAGCGGTGTCGTATGTCTGTGACGCCTGACCCTCAGCCGTAGCGAAGCACCGGACGAGAGGACTCGTGACGGGCTTACCCACCGGGTCACCTTTGGCATCCCACCCATCGAAGCGAACCGGGCCAAGCAGCTCGGCACATGAGATCATCCCCGCGATTTCCGTTTTGGCCCTGCCCTTCGGTCGACTCAGAACCGCACGGCGGTAGAAGCGTCTGCCTTCGGGTGTGAGTTCGTAACAGCGCCAGATGAAGCCTCTGAACTCATCATCGAGTTCGACTGGCTGGCCTTGAATGTCACCGATGCCATGGACTAGAAACTCTTCGATCCACCCACAGACCTCGAAGCCAAGCGATGGGCGTAGGACCGTCACACCAACTCACCTTCGTGAACTTGCGGCAAGCGCGGGTCCGTCTTCGGTCTGCCTGCACGTCGTACACGTCCCGAATCCTGCGCAGCTTCCACCTGCTCAATCGACCACTGCAACGAACGGCGAGACATCGGGTCCAGGCCATAGGCGCGCCGTTGCAGTCGAATCTCTCCCGCCAACTCAGCCCGAACCTTCACTCGTGTTGGGTCCATCGTCCAGAACATTTGGATCAGCGTGGCGAGGATGTACAGACCGGTCAGGTCACTCTGGTCGTACTCGTTCGCCATCGGACTGGCCCACAGCGAGTCCCAAAACTCGATGGTCGCCAGGTGCATGTGTGCACGGTCAGGCAATGACGGGACGATGAAGGTGTCGGATACAGGGCTGAGAGCGTGAGTTGTCGATACCGTGTTGCGACGACGGCGCTGGTTGGCAGGCTTTGGCGCTGGTCCGCTCACAGCGGCACGTTGATCGACGTGAACGAGACT